TTCAGGAAATGGTCCGACACAGTCCTTGCCGACGAACGCGGGTACGTAGCAATCGCCGGGGACATGCTGAACAACGGCCTGAAGAACAGCAAGACGAACGTCTACGAAGAAACGATGCGCCCTGCGGCGCAGAAGGAGTATCTCACGGACGCTTTATCGCCACTACGCGACCGGATTCTTTGCGGTGTCGGTGGGAACCACGAGTACCGTTCAGTACGCGAATCCGACACAGACCCTTTGTACGATGTTTTTTGCAGGTTGGGCATCGGGGAGCTATATCGCCAGAACGCCGCTTTTCTTAAACTCGCGCTCGGTGCCCGGCGCACGAACACGAAGAACCCGCGCCAGTTCGCGTACACCATGGCCGTGGCGCACGGTGCAGGGAAGCACAAGACCGACCGCTGGACCGAAGCCGTCGAAGGCGTGGACGCGTTCATCACGGCGCACTCGCATGAAGCTAGAGTTACACCGCCATCAAAGATTCGGATTGACCCGCACAACGAAACGGTGCTTTTACAGGACTATGTACACATTGTTTGCAACCCGCTCCTGGACTACGGCGGCTACGCGCTGCGCGGGATGTTCACGCCGAAGGGCAGCACCCGGATACAAGTCCTGCGTCTGTCCGGCACAGCGAAGGAAATGCAGGTAACGACCTGACGACCAAGTGAAAGAAAAGGTGCTTGTTTCTGATGGGTAGAGGCGGCAAAAAAAACCGTAAGTTTGGCAGAAACGAGAAAAAGTGCGCACGGTATCGTGCAGAAGGCAGGCGCGAACGCAACAAAGCGCGTCGTGCTGCAAAGAGAGAAGCAAAGGCTGCGAAACGAAAGGCAAAACTCGCTGCTAAACTTGCCAGTTGATACGGGGATGAACCAGCGTCGACGGCGCGCAAAGGCCGAAGCGCACCGCGCCGGACTTGGGGGCAGCACCCAACATCTCCACCATTCGTAAAGTCTTGCGGGGCCGCAACCTATCACACACACAAAGGCACGAGCGAGCGCGCCCCGCAGGGCTTATCAACAGGAGTAACCAAATGGATAATATCATTGCTATGCCCGGGCTTAAAACCCGTGAAGAATGGGCAAAGCAAGTTTACGACGCTATCATGGAACGCGCAGAGTATGTCGCCGTACTTATGAAAACGCCAGAGCAGGTCGAAACAGCATACTTCAACTGCGACCCAATCGACAAGCAGGAGCTTCTTGGACACATGCAAATCGATATTATGATGGACGTTCTTCGCGCAAATGGTTGCGATATTCATCTAGATGAGGAATAATGCGTAGATTCTTTTTCGTACACCGCTACGGCCCGCCGCTGAACTTTACTTTGATAAGGCTTGGGCGGCTTAGCATCACGTACCCACACAAACGCAGGAAGTAGGCGGCATGCGGAAGGAAATCATTCTCGACTACACACCGACAGAGAAACAGACGCTGTTCCACCGCTCGCCTGCCGACGAGATTCTGTACGGCGGCGCGGCGGGCGGCGGGAAATCCAAAGCAATCGTGTTCGACGCCGCTATCGAGTGCCTGCGCCACCCCGGCATAAACTGTTATTTGTTCCGCCGGACGTACCCGGAGCTGCGCGACACGCTGCTTGTCGAGGACGCACAACTCGGCCTGGACGATGTTTCCAAGTTCAGCAAGTCAGAGAAAACGCGGCACTTTGCAAACGGCAGTAAGATGAATTACCGATACTGCCAGTACGACAACGACCGCTTTAAGTTCAGCGGCGCGGAGATACAGCGGCTGTACATCGACGAGCTGACAACGTTCTCGTACGTGATTTACGAGTTCTTAAAGACAAGGCTCCGTGCCAGGAAATCGCTTGGTGTAAAGCCGCTCGTGCGTTGTACGTCAAACCCCGGCGGCGTTGGCCACGGCTGGGTGATGGCGCGGTTTATCACCGAGAAAGAGCCGTACCAAATCCATCCGTTCCGTATCTGGAACAGCCATGAGCAGCAATGGGAGATACGGACAAGGCAGTATATTCCGGCGCTACCAACGGACAACCCGTACATCACGACCGACTACATCATCGAGTTGGAGCAGAAACCTAAAGCCCTGCGCGACGCGCTTCTGCTCGGGAAATGGGACACGTTCGAGGGCCAGGCGTTCGTCGAATGGACGAACGACAAACGGCACTACGACGACCGCAAGAAAACGCACGTCATCAACCCGTTCGACATCCCCGACTACTGGAACCGCTATATCGCAATCGACCACGGCTACTCGAAACCGTACGCTGCTGTGTGGTTCGCGGTTGACGACAACGGGCGCGTGTATCTGTACAAGGAGCTTTACGGCTGCACCGGCACGCCAAACAAAGGCGTAGAAGAAGACCCCGACGTGTTCGTTCGTAAGATACTCGATAACATCTCGCCTGACGAACAAATTACGGCCGCGTACGCCGACCCGCAGATGTGGAACCCGTCAAAGGGCCAGTCGCTCGCCGCCATGCTGATGGACGCGGGCCTGCGTCCGTTGCTGCAGGGCAACAACAGACGCGTTGACGGGAAGATGCAGTTCCACCGCTACCTTGCGTTCGACGAAACATTCCGCCCGCATTTCTATGTGTTCAATACGTGCAAGCACACCATACGCACCATCCCGACGCTTGTGTACTCACAGACCAAGGCTGAGGACGTGGACACCGAGGGCGAAGATCATATCTACGACTGCATACGGTACTTCCTGATGTCGCGCCCAAGCGCATCAATAGCACCGAAACCACCGCAACCCAAACCGTTCTGGCCTCTTTCAGGATAAAGGAGAACAATGGCAAGCAGAATTTTTTCAAGCATTGACCTTAACACGGACGACAAGGACATTATCCGCGCGTACAACGAGTTCGCCGAGTACCACGACGAAACGCAGGCGTGGCGCTTAGAGCGCGTTGATAACCAGCGTTTCTACTTCGCACAGAACAAAGACCACCTTTTCGGCGCGGAAGAAACCAAAGACCCCTCGACCGTGCTGTTCTCGTCTGTAGAAAGCCTTGTTGCGGACTTCAACGACGCGTTCCCCGAGCCGACCATCATCCCGCAGGAGAAAAACGACCGCGTGTTCGCTGACGAGCTAAAAAGCATCGTCCGGCACATCCTCGACCGCCGCGATTACGAACAGACATACATCGCAAAAAACCGGCGCTGGTGCATCGATGGCACAGCGGTACAGGAAGTGTTCTGGGACAACGACCTGTACAACGGCCTCGGCGATGTGAACATCCGAAAAATCGACGTAATAAATTTCTATTGGGACACGCACGCCGACGATATACAGGACGGTCGTTCGTGCATAAAGATAGCGTTTCATACAAAGGACTGGTTCAACAAACAGTTCGGGAGCGGCGACGGCAAAGACGTGTTCAAGAACATGCACCCGTCGGGCAAAGACCCTGTTGCCGAAGTGATACACGAGTACGTGAAACAAATCGGCCTGCAAAACTACGACCCCGCGCGCGACATCATGCTGATGGAGTATTGGTTCAAGGACGGCGACGCTGTGCGTTGCCTGAAAATCGCAGGCGGGTGTATGCTCTACGATTCGCGGAAAGAGGGCCTTGACAGCGTGTACGACGACGGGCTTTACCCGTTCGTGTTCGAGCCGATGTTCCCGATAGAAGGCCACGCGCACGGCTACGGCATTATCGATATGTTCAAGCGCCGCGCCATCACGCTCGATCGGCTGAACCAGTACATCCTGAAGTTCGCCGAACACGCGTCCAAGTCGCGCATGTTCTACGACAAGGGCATGAAGATTGATTGGGACGCGTACCATGACGAAACAAAAGAACTTATAGCCGCAGAGGGCTTGCAGGCAAAGATGCTCGAGCCTGTACCGAACCCGCAGCTCCCGCAATGGGTACGCGACTGGTACATGATCCAGACCGACGAGCTGAAAACCGAGGTCGGGCAGAACGAGTTCTCGCGCGGTGAGGCGGGGAAAGGCATCACCGCCGCGACCGCCATTTCACAGTTGCAGGAGGCAGGCTCGAAGCGTTCGCGGCTTATGACCACGCAGCTCTACTCAGGGTTCAAACGGCTTGTGAACATGGTTATATCGCGTATGGCGCAGTTCTATACCGAGGACCGCACGTTCTATATTCTTGGCCTTAATCCGAAAGAAATCACAATCAATTCTGCTATGTTCTCTGAAAACGGCGAAATCACTGTTGAAATAGCAAAGCCGGACGGTGTTGTCGAGCGCGTAAAAGAAAAACGCAAGCGCCCGTTCGCGTGGGACGTAAACGTCGAGGCGCAGCGCAAGCCGCCGCATATGCGCCAGCAGCAGAACGACCTTGCGATACAGCTTATGCAAATGTCGCAGGGCCAGTTTACCGCCGAGGCGGCAATCGCCATGATGGACTTCGAGGGCAAGGACGAAGTTCTGGCCGCGATGCGCAAAGAGAACGCGAAAGACCAGCTTATCGCCGAGATGCAGGCGCAGTTAGAGCAAATGGCACAACTGCTGGAGGCCACACAAGCCGGTGTTGGTGTGCAACAGGCCGCTGACGCAGAGTTAGGCATGCTTGGACAGGCTATGTCGACTGAACAACAGGCTATACCCGCGCAGGATATTGCTCCCGCGCTGGCATAAAGTCGTTCAACCGGACGTTAAAACGGTTGCCGGAGGTATTTTTCAGTATGGCTAAAGACATTACGGGCGAAATAGACGTTCAGCTTGAACCCGACGCCGGGGACGACATTCAGGCTGACGCAGACACGGGCGATATTGACGCTCTGGAAGAAGGGCTTTTGGACGACGCGCCTGACGCCGAGGACGCTGACGACGAAAACCCGACCGACGACGGGACTGAACCCGGTTCCGACGATGAAGAACCAACAGAACCCGAGGCTGAACCCGAGTACGCTGTGGTGTTTAAGACCCAGGACGAGTTCGACCGCGTGATAGGCGCGCGCATCGCGCAAGCGGAGAAGAAGTTCCAGCGCGAAAACGCCGCGCTTATTGAGCTTGGGCGGCTCACTCTGGCACTGAACAGCGACGACCCGACAGGGCATGTCGACCCGCAGGCGGTGTACGACAAGGTACTGGAACAGGCATACGCCAGCGCAGGCATCGAAAACAACTTCCAGCGCATGATGTTCCAGAACATGCTGAAAAGCATCGGTGTGAACGGATTATCTACGCAGCACGACCAGCCGCAGGAGTTCACACCCGAGCAAATCGAGGCACTGCACGCCGAGGAATTGGAAATACGCAAGACCGAACCGGACTTTGACTTCGCAAAGATGCTGGAAAAGCCGGAAGTCGCCGTGCTTGCGCTTAACGGGTTCTCTATCGCCCGGATTCGGGAGATTATCCCGTCGCAATCGCAACTCGAAGCCGAGTACAAGCGCGGCCAAGAGGATGCTATCAAAAACATGCAAAAGCGAAAAGCCCTCCCGAAACCCGAAAAAGCCAATACCCGCACTAAGGAATTGGACTTCTCCGCCATGTCGGACGAAGAGTTCGCGAAAATCGACAGAGAGATTTCGGCTGGGCGTATTCGCCTGTGACGAAAGGATAGACCGCCGTTATGGCAAACACCGTAATCAACAAGACTACCTCTACCGGCCTTGCCGTACAAAAGCAGACTTACTACGACCGTAAGCTGCTCATGGAAACCAAGAAACGTCTTGTTTTCGACCGCTTCGCGCGGAAGATAATCCTTCCCACGAACGAAGGCAAGACGTGGCAGGGCCGTCAGTACAATGACCTTCCCGTCCCCACCACCGCACTTACCGAGGGCGTAAACCCGGAAGGCTTGCTGATGGACCAGGACGAGGTAACCGCAACCGCAGCCGAGTGGGGCGCGTTCGTCGAAGCAACGTCCCTGCTCCGTAAGGTGTCGTTTGACCCTGTTGCGACCACCGACGCGCTGCGCCTGCTGGGGCGTAATGCCAAGGACGCTATCGACAAAGCCTACCTGACTGCGCTGTCTACCGCTGGTACCGTACAGTTCGGCGGCGACGCCACTGCTACAGCAGAGGTCGCGACTGGCGATACACTTACCATCAACGACATCCAGAAAGCCATCCGCACGCTGGAGCTGGCCGATGCGCCGAAGTTCTCCCGCGAAGGCTCGTTGGATCACTATGTCTGCATCACCAGCCCGTACGGCGTGTATAACCTGCGCCGCGACAACGACTGGCAGGCACCGCACGAGTACGTCGATACCAAGAACATCTATTCCGGCGAGCTTGGTATGTACAACGGCGTTGTGTTCGTGTCGTCCAGTAACTATTTCGTGGACGAGGGCGCTGGCGCTGGCACGCCCGGTATCGATGTCCATTCCACGTTCGTTTTCGGCGAGGAAGCGTACGGCGGCGTGTACCTCGGCTCCGACGCAGTACGCACAATCGTCCATCCGCCGGGTTCGTCCGGCGCGGTCGATGCGCTCGATATGCTTGGCACCATTGGCTGGAAGCTCGACGGGTTTGTCCCCGTTATCCTGCACAACGACTGGCTCGTACGCATCGAGCATGCTGTTGCATAACCCATACCTTCCTTCTCTCTACGGCATGCGCGGGGAGCGGTAACGCTCCCCCGTCGTGCCCAGCACTTATAACTATGGAGGCATACCATGGATACCGCCAAGAAAACAGCGAAGAAACCTTTGGCCCAGCGTATTGCTGAAGAACCTAAAGAAAAAGTTGTTTACGTCCCGCGTTCGCCTGTGCACACCACCGCACAAACGCGCGTGTTCCGCATCGAGGACGTTGCACAAGTCGTACGCATAGGCGTGGAGGAAGAAGTCCCTGAATCGTTCGCGAAACTGATACGCCAGACGATGGAGCGCGAGAAGAAGTACGCGGCCATCATGCCCAAGAAAGGCGCGCCGCCGAAACAGATACAGGGGTCGGTTTGACATGACGCTGAAAGAAATTATCCAGCTCGCGCAAACGAACATCGGCGAGGACACTGACGACGATAGCATCACCGAAGCAAAAACAGAGAAAAGCATCGTCACGCACATCAACCGCGCGTATATGGACATTATCGCAAATGACTGGCGACCGTTTAAGTCCGTGACCGTGACGCTCGACGCGGATTCCGCGTTCGAGCTTTCGGCTATTCCCGACCTGCGTGAAATCAAGCTGGTTAAGTCGGGTGACACAGAGTGCCAACTAGAGAACGGCAACAGTTCGGATACCGTTGTCGTAATCGGCGCAACGCCGTTATCCAGTGTGGATGTTGTGTACTACAACACTGTTGATAAGCTGGAATTAGACGACGACGAGCCGGAGTTCCCCGAGCAGTACCATGACGCGCTCGCTGACTACGCAGCGTACCGTATGCTATGCACCGGCAGCCTGACGCGTCAACAGCGCGGGGCTGTGTTCTATAACGAGTACCAGCAGAAATGCGCGGAGATACGCGCCGCCGCGCACAGCAGGCGCGCGAACAGACACCATTTCATTAACCGCTACGCAGGTGTTTATTAAATGGCAAAAAGCAACGCCGGGAAATTCAATATCCAAGCGTTCGTCGGGCTGGATAAGTCGGTTGACCCGTCGCTCCTTAAAGACGGTTACTCACCGGATTGCCTTAACTGCGATACGCACGACCGGAACATTGCACCGCTGAAAAACGATAAGTACGTGTCCGAGATAGATGGTATAGGCGGAATATTCATGGAATATTCCGGCATCGGCATCCGTGATATTGGCGTGTTCAGCGCGTTCCGTATCCCGGCCAGCACAGGAACAGAACCGGAAACGTACGATATTGCAATCATAGTCGGCGAAGCTGTAATTGTTTCAATCACACCCAGCATGTTCGCGAAGGTGCT